CGTAGCGGTCGTTTTCATCAGAGCCAGCTGCCGGGTAGAACCACCAGATTTCGTCGAACTGCTCGTTCGTGCCGCAAACAACTTGGTCAAATTGCTGCTTATTGATGTCGTCGAACACGTAGCTGCGCACTGAACAGGGCAACGTTTTTACGGTACCGTCGTAGTAGTAGAACTTGTCTTTGCCCATCCAGTACGCAATGTTGTTGGAATACACGACGGCGTTGGGGCTGATGATTGTAATGTTGTCCCCGAGTAGTTGCGCACCCCACACTTCCGGAGCTCCGAGGTACTGCAGGCCATATACGGCCGCATCAGTAAATACCAACACTTCCTGACGCGCTTGCTTAGCTGCGACTATTTGGGTGCCTTTTGAGACACGTAGGCTGCCGGCTTGGTTGGTTGCCTCGGGGGTCCAGTTTGCTACGTCCTCTTGGTCGGACCAACGGATCAGCATAGGGTCAAGCGCGCTGCTGCCAATCTCATTCGCCCCGAAACAGAACGCAAACCGAAAAATGTCAGACACGAAGGCGATGTTGGTAATCGTCGGGACATCTGATGCGCCACCAAGAGAGGACACATAAACAGCCCGGGTTGTCACCCCGGTACTAGCGTCCCAATAAAACGGCTTCCCGCCGCGGTAGGTGAAGAACAGGTCTTCCCCGAAGTTGTTTTGGCTCCATATACGCATAGGCGCGATAGTGGTGCCACCAATCCCCCACGTACCAAACCCCCAACGACCTGCGCCCCATCCAGTAAACGGCACTTCTATCTCGTTACCTACTGGAATTTGATAGGCCGCTACAACGGCGGCGCCGCCGTCTCCGCTGTCAGACGAATTGGCCGTGGCTGTAGCTACAATCGTGTAGTTGTCGTCGTCGATGATGGAGGCGATGCTGTATTCTTGGTTGAGCACCGCTGCAGTGATGTTGCCACCCAAACTTACGGCGCCGGAGAAAGTCACGTAGTCCCCCTGCTGGGCACCATGGTCAACATCGGTGACGGTGAGAACAGCAGAGCCGTTAGTAGCCGCAAAAGTCACATCTCCGGCAGAGGTTGTCAGCCGAATCGGCGTCACGTCAAAGTAATCGCCCCCGCGCTCGATGTAGTACTTGAGGTTTGTGCCGACAGATACGAGGTTTTGGCCGGCCAGTGTGGCCCAGTTGGTCATGGAACGGCACACGCCGAGGTAGGTGTTGGAAGACAAGCGCTGCCACCCACCAATTTTTTGAGGCAAGCCGACGCGAAACCGAACTTTGTTGGTTTCGTACCATGTCCCTTCGGCAGCATACCGCGTGTTTTCTCGGTTAACCCCGGACTTGAACGTGATTTTTTTCAGCATTGGGATTAGCCCCCGGATAAAAACAGCGCCCGCTCTGCTTCTCTACGCCTGACCAGCCCGGCAAGAACGACGCCGTTCGATTTCCGCCATTTGAGTAATTCATCTGCCGCGCCAGCGTAGTCGCCTCGATTGTATTTCATTCGCAATGTCGAGGATTGCAAATTCCCTAGCCCCACATTGAACGCAAAGCTAACCAGTGTCGATAGGTGGCGATCATTATCAGCAGCAGCAGGACATAATCGTAATACCCCATCCGAAAAGCGTTGTAAGTCCGCCTCAAGAAGCGAATTAATTTCGTCAGCATCCCAGACTCGATTATGCTGTGGCTTTAGTGGATAGGAGGCTCTATCGTCTGTTTTAAGCCTTGCTTGCTCAGGGTATAGCACATGGCCGTACCCAATTGTCCAAAGCGTAGCAGGACACCTATAGGGGCTGCTATGGCAACCCTCAAAGGCTTTAATCAGATTAATGCCTTCCTCAGATGTTTGCATATGATTTACACTTCTCAAAGTGATATCTACGCATATTACCCCCACCACCAGAAAGCCCACATGATGGGCAGGTAACAATCTGCCTTTTACCCTTACACGCCTCTGACAACTTTGCTGAGAAGTTAGGGTTGCTTATGCGTTTTGCAGAACCAACAACATAAGCCGCACTATCCCTTTTAGTGCCAGTAGCGCCGTCAGCGTTTGGACTTTTGTTGTAAAGGTCATCGCCAAAAAAACACTCAAGACAAGCAGTTTCAAGTTCACGCGCCTGCTCTATTGTGTCTGTCTTAGCTAAAACAACAAACTCAAAGCCATCAATACCGTAAATCGTAGCGTCGTCTTGATAAGGCTGCCGATTAAGAAAACGCTTGTGCTTTATTGACCATCGGTGCTGCGCCAAACGCCTGCCAATGTTTATACTGCTTCCAACATAGGCTTTACGGTTGAATATGTTTATGACCGCGTAAACGCCTATCATTTGCCAAACGCCCTTCCGCCAAAATGGAAAGCGATGATTGCGGCCAAAATAGACATTTCATCGTCACTGAAAACCATATTCATGGCATCAGCAAATGCGACACCAGTTGAATAGGCGTACCAGATGCCAGCAATATCAACGGTGATAAGTAAGCCAACAAAGAGGTAGGTGACAATCGGTCGCACTGAAGCCCGAAGGTTAATAACCCAGATTGACGCGCCCTCCCCGATTTTCATGTCGTGCTTCCACATCGCAATCTTTTCCTGCGCCTGTGTTTGCATGGCGATCTGATCTGTTTTGATTTCCTCGACTCGTGCCTGAGCGATGTAACCCTCTTTCGCCAGCGCAATTTCACGTTCGCGCTGTGCGGCCATCAAAGCCAGCTCGTGCTTCATTTCGCCGCGACTTTGGAAGTAGTCCAAAACCTTCGGCAATCCCCCGGAGGCGAATCCCAGCAGGGTAGATAAGAGAGTCATCATGGTTACATCCTCTGCATTATGTAGACTGCGGCAGCTATCGGTATTGCCACGATCAGAGCGATCAAGGCAATGGCGACAGCGTTTAATATTAGTTTCTTGATCTTTCTGGCGCGAGCGTCGATTGCTTTTTGACGCGAGTCTCGAATTTTGTTTCGATCTTTTATCATGTCCCGATAGGCATCTACGCCGAAACGGTACACGATCATTTCTCTAAGTTCTCGTTCCTGCTGCTCAATCTTTTTGCGGCGCATCAGGTTTTCGATGGCTTCTTGCTCGACAGAGGACTTAGCAAAAACCTTTTTAAATAGCGGCGGATCAGAGGCTTCCTCGTCGGCTGCTTTTACATCAGCGATGGCCCCGAACCAGGTTCCTAGTTGCCCGCCCATGTCCTCCAGCTCTCGGCCTACCTCGATGCCCTTCTTGAGCATATTGTAGGCCGATGTAGCTATAGCCATAGCCGAGACGGGATCGAGCATGGTTATTCACCATTGCCGTTAATCTTGCTCCATCCGCCAACTACAAGCAGGCCGAGAACAAAAACAGTCCCAGCCCTAGCGATAGTCTGCCAGATTGTTTTCTTGATGCCGCGCCAGTCGGTAATCAAAGAGCGAAGGTCACGAACATCGGTACCGGCGTCATCGTCATGAAGCCCGACTTCTTTCAAAGCCGATTTCATTTCCTCACGGACGATCTGACGTAACGCGATTTCGTCGATGTTCATGGCGACTCCTTACGGCTTGACGGGCCAAGTGATTGAAACTGGAAAGCCCGCTTGCTGCGGAAGGTCTCGCAGGGCTTGACGGTAGGCCGCCCACTCACTCGGAATTGCCTGACCAGATTCCAGAGACTTGATGACGACCCAATCACACTCCGACAAAAGCCTGTCTCGCTGGGTTCTGGCGTTGGCTGCAAACTCGGCATCCTTCTGTGCTTTGTAGGCTGCTTCCTGTTCAACGGCTGTGGTCTCGCCGTCAACAAAGACTGGGCCAAGTATGTACTTGGTGTACCACTTGCCCTGAACTTGCTCCACGCCGTCACGCTGCGAGTATTGGTAGACCGTCCCGCCTGAATCCTGCGGGCCTTCAAAGACAGGATCAGCACCAAGGTTGTCCAGAATCTCGTCTGTCGTCTGCCCCCATGTAGGGCCGCCATTGGCCTGCTGGTAAGCACGAAACTCCTGTTCAAGCATGACTTGGCCTGTTGATCTGATTCGGATTTCCATGGTTACCTCTAAGCTATTGCCAAAAAGATATAGTTGGCAGAACTGACGTTAATGTTAGTTGCCGCAAGCTGATTGACGATAAAACCAGTGCTGTTTGTGTCTACGCTGTCATCGGTAGTCACTTCAGCGGCAGTATCATTAAGGCTCAGGTGCGGATCGTTACCCGCTACGATACCACGGGCAGAGTCCCAGACGTACCAATCTCCGGTGGAGTTTATGCGCTTTATGAGAACGAATTTAGCGCCTCCGGTGAAGCCGCAGTTTATCGTCTGGCTACTGCCGTTTCCTGTGTAGCTGCCTACTTTTGACACACCCGCAACGGTGGCGAAAAGGTAAGTGACGAAAGTGCCTGTGTTCTGATTCACATCGTCATTTGTTCCAACCGTAAATACAGTGGATGTCGGTGCCGTATCGTTCCACATCGTATCCAGATCAGCCGTTGCAGCAGTGCTGTTCAAGATCAGATAATCAGTCGGATCATTGTTGGCATAGACAATCCAGTTATCTGCCGCGCTGCGTTTTTTGCGGATCATTAACTCAGGCACAGCGCCCAAATTGTGCGTGATCGTATGTGCCGAACCTGTGCCAGTATCGCAAACCACATCCATGAAGCCGGGGGCGCGGCGTAGGCAATACAAAAGAACGCTTGAAGAAACGCTATTCTGCTGAGCGAACAGATTTTGCAAATCAAACTTTTGTTGATCTCCTCCAGTATTAAACGTTGATTCGTCGAACGTATTGGCCGTGGACATCTGCGCTCTCGGGCCTTGCAATCTCGACACAAGATAGTGCTGGCTGGATAGTGCCCTGTCTGTTTCAAAAGCAAGATCGGTTGGGAATCCGGCATTTTGAGTTTGAGTAAATCCGCCAGCGCTGTTGTCGTAGGTGAAAGGCTTAAACACACTCGTCCCACTCGTCGGCACTTTCATCGGGCCACGGCGAATGGCGATGTAGATGTAGATGGCGCTGTTTGTGTTGTAGCCCGCATCAGTTGTGTTTATTTGAAACCCTGTAGATGTAGGCGTTACAAACGTGCCTGTGCTTTCCGCACTGGACAAATTAGGATTCAGTTCTGCGTCAGTTCCGCCTACAACAAAACCCCTCATGTTATCTATAAGGTTCCAATCTCCTGTAGAGCTAGAACATTTAACAAGTAACCACTGAGGCTCATACCCAAGCGTTACCGTCGGCCCAGCCGCGCTACCATTTCCAGTGTAGCTTCCACACGAAATCACATTGTCCGTCCCAGATAGGCCAAAGCCGCCTGCGTCGTGGGCGAATAGGTAGGCAACGTAGGTGCCAGAATTGGCGGTAATGTTAAAACCACCCTTTACTTTGAAAGAAGTGCTTGTAAAGCTGGCATTAAATGATGCGTCATCAAAGGCAGCAGTAGTGTTTAGTGCCCCAAATTTTGTTTGATCGTACCTGTGCAGCACCACCCAGTTTCCGGTGTTGGTTGTTGATTTCATAATCACACAACCCGGTGTAGAGCCTAAATTGTGGTTTACAGTTAACTCAGTACCAACCCCCGGAGCTGTGAACGTCACAATATCAAAGAACTTCGGCTGCTTGCGGAATGACCATGAGACGTATGTGGCTGCATTGGTGTTTATTTTAGCTAGCGTGCCAATAGCAAAGCCCGTAGTGTTAAACGCTGTCAGGCCAGTGCTTTGCGTTGTCTCCGCAGCAGTGCTGTTGCTGACTAAATCTTTTGTGGCTCCCCGCGTAGTATCATATAGCGCATGGTCTGTTGCACCTGATCGGCCTTTCATCCACACCAGCCCACCCTTCGTGGACAGATCAATCCCGTTGGTAATGGTCTGCGTAGAGCCGTTGCCAGTGTAGAGCCATGTTGAGAAAACTGCCTCTATAAATACCCGCTCAGCAGCACCGCCACCGAAAGCATCGTAACTTGCAGACCCGCTGGTTTCTTGTAATGGCATGATTTACGCCTTGAATTGGGTGACTGAGGCCAACACGGTGAACGTGGCACTGCCGGTCTTGATTATCAGGTATCTATAGCTGTCGATGCCACTTGCATTTCCAGCAGTAGGAGCGCCACCGATCCAGCGCGTAGTGACACCAGAGGTAGTGCCATCCACTTGCACCACGTTGTTGTAGTAGGCCGTGGAGCCTTGGGTGACAAGGAAAGCAACGGTTGTGGACTGACCAGTGGACAATGCGGTGTTCAGGCTCGTGCCGCTGGAAGCCCTGAAGTTTACCGTCCAGTTGGCAGAAGCGTTTGAAGTGTAGTACAGAACAGATTGAGTCGTGATGTCGTAGTTGATCGTGCCTGTTGCAGCAGTAGCCGATACAGTGGCAGTTTCAGCCGCGTCAGAAAGCACGATTCCGAGTGCGCTGGTTGACCCGCTGAATGTCTGCGTTGCTGTAAAAGTCGTTGCCGTCCCTGGTGCCACAAAATCTGTTCCGGCTGTCGCAGCAGTAAATGCGCTCGTTCCGTTCCCTTTCAAAACGCCCGTGAGCGTTGTGGCTCCGGTGCCGCCATTGGCTACGGGAAGAGTGCCAGTAACCTGAGAGGTAAGGTCTACCCCGCTCAAAGTGCCGCCCAGCGTCAGGTTGCCGGAACTTGTAACAGTGCCCGTCAGGGTAATCCCGTTGACCGTACCAGTGCCGCTTACTGAGGTCACTGTACCAGACGTTGTAGTTGGGTTGGCATTGGTAACCGCAGCCCCTGCCCCTGCACCGTCGGTCACGACCATCACTTTGCCGCCGTTGGCAATCGTCACCGAGCTGCCAGAACCCTGCGCAATCGTAATCGACTGACTGCCGGTGGTGGCGTTCTCGATGATCCAGACCTTGGACACCGTGTTCGGTGCCAGCGTCACGGTGCGCGTGGCGGTCAAGGACACAGCAGAGGTGATCTTCAAGTACAGCGAGCGAGTGCCGTCCGCCGTAGCATTCGGCATCGTGAAGGTCTCGTCCGCATTCGCGGCCATCTGCTTAGTGCCAAGGCTGAACGCGTCAGCAATCAGGGACAGGTTGGTGTTGGTACTTGTGCCCCACTGCCCATCCTCATCGCCCGTGGCGATCTCTTTCAGTCGGAGGTCATTCGCGTATGTTGCCATCTTTCAGCTCCTAGGCCGCTTTGTTTATGTCGACCCATGTAGGGGTCTGAGCGTCATTTATAGTAACCCAATTCGGGTTCTGTGTATCGTTGACGTTGGTCCACCCGGCGATCCTAACTGTACCTACTGCACCAGTACCAGATACTCCGACCGGCACAACAATGTCGCTTATTTTGAAGGACACCGTGCCGACGCCTCCAGTGGCAGAAACCCCGACGGGAATGACTGTCTGGCCTACGCCCGTGGTAACACTACCAACGCTCCCGGTGCCTTCTACGCCAGTGGCTACAACCGCACCGCTGTACGCTACCGTAACACTGCCTACCGCACCGCTGCCGCTCACACCGACCGGAATAACCGTAGAATTAATGGCTAGTGCAGGGCTACCAACTTCTCCTGTTCCTGATACGCCTACCGGCACAATCACCTTGCTGAAGGAAAGCGAAACATCCCCTACAGCACCTGCTCCAGAAACCCCCGTGACTTCAATCAGGATGCCTGAACGAATGGTGACAGCACCAACAGCACCTTGCGCGGCAACTCCGGTGGGGGTAATTATCTCTGCTATAGCGGGCGTGCCGACAGCACCATTCCCTTGGACACCGGGGGGTACTACAGATACAGCTGTAACTGGGGCGGTGGTTGCCCCTGTCCCTAAGACCCCCTGCACAATTAACGATAGGGCCAAACCAACACTACCAACGGCACCTGCCCCTTCAACCCCAGTGGCAAGGACGTTGCGGTTTACCGCAGTGAAAACTGTACCAACCTGCCCCTGACCAGATACTGAGATAGACCCAGTACCAAAGGGCAGTTCTCCCCATCCGGCGCGACCCCAACCACCCAAGGGCAGCACAATACCGCCGCTTATCACTTGAGTTGAAACAGCTCCAACAGCCCCCGTACCAGAGACGCCAGTAACAGCGACCGTGACAGCTCCCCCCGCGGCAGGCAGGGAAGCAAAGGGTACTTCTGAGAAACTGCTAAACCCAAACATTTAGGTCCCTGTTGGCTCGTTAGGCCAAACTACGGAGTACGGAAAACCGGGCTGTTGCGGAACATCTCTGAGCGCTTGTCTGTAAGTAGCCCACGCTGCACGATCAACAGTTGCATCCGGTGTTTGTGTCCAATCTGTAGCTCTTAGTTTATCAGAACGACGATCTCTAACACGCTGCGAAGCAATCTCTTCTGAAATCGGCGTAGCTGACCAAACCTGTTTGTATTGCCCTTCTTGGCGTACTACCGAGTAGGCCAGCTGGTTAACCGACGTGTCCACTTCTGGAGGGGGCGTTTGCGAAACAATAGCAACGCCAAAACCTTCAAGCACCAATGGGCTCAAGGTGTCCGGGAACGACGTGTGGGGGTTATCCCGCTGCAGATCGTTCAAGTAGTACGGGGCTTTGATTGACCCATCTGCCATCAATTTTGCATACATAGTGAAAACCTTTACAACGAAAATTGGTACAAGATAGTGGTCGAACCTATAAACAATCTTCTACCAGTGTCCCTGAAAAAAACAGCTGTACTTCCAGCGGGGCCTGATGGCTCATATGAAAAAGATTGCCCTGAATAACTCGAAGTGCTCACGTTCCACGCGGTTGTAAGCGAGTACTGATGCAGCTTTAAAGAATCTCCGCCAATATAAAACGCTGTACCATCCGGCTTAAAAAACAAGGCATTGGGCACAGTTTCCTGCGATGCTACAGAGAATATTTGGACATACGAAGCGGTGCTTATGTCCCACGCCGAAGACAAAGAATACTCATTTACGTCGTCCCCACTTGTGCCAATAACATACATCTTCGTGCCATCGGAACTAAACTGAAGTGCAGTTGCGGCTGATTCTTGTGTTGCTACGGAAAATCCTTGAGTATACGTAGCAGTGCTGACGTTCCACGCAGTGGATAAAGTGTACTCTCTTACTAGGTCACTGCCCGACCCCACCATGTACATCTTAGTCCCGTCGGGTTTGAAAAACAGCCCTGTCGGGGTTGTGTCTTGTAAAGCAACAGAAACGCTTCTAACAAAAGATGATGTTGTTATGTCCCAAGCTGATGAAAGACTGTACTCGTAAACAGCGTCATTGCCTGTAGCCACCCTGTACATGACTGTCCCATCGGGTTTGAAAAAAACTGCTCTTCCCCCGCTGGATTGTGACGATGTTGTAAACGATGTTGGTAATTTGGCAGTACTTATGTCCCAAGGACTGGAAAGGAGAAAACGAGAAACGGAATCAGCCTCTGCCCCCACGACATACAGTTGCAAACCATCAGGGGAAAAATAAAGGCCGGTTGGAGATGTTTCAGCCGTAGCGATAGAAAGTGTTCTCACGTAACTTGTTGTGCTTATGTTCCACGCGGATGACAACGTATATTGATACACGCTGCTGTTAAGCCCCCCCACAACATACATACCCAACCCGTCAGATGTAAAAAACAACCCCCTTGGGGTGGTGTCTTGGGAACCAACAGAAAACACTTGAACGTAACTTGCTGTGCTTATATCCCACGCAGAAGACAATGCGTACTCGTTAACATCATTGCCGGTGTCCCCTAGAACGTACATTTTTGTTCCGTCTGGCTTAAAGAAGACATCCGAGGGGGCGGTTTCTTGCGCGGCAACAGAAAAACTTCTAACGTAGCTCGCAGAACTTATGTCCCATGCGGAAGACAAAGCGTACTGATATATGCTATCGTTTATGTTGCCCGCTATGTACATCGCTGTCCCGTCTGGTTTGAAAAACAGTCCTTCCGGGCTTGTGTCTTGACTTGCGACAGAGAATACTCGTACGTAACTGGCAGTTGTTATGTCCCAAGGCGTTGAAAGGCTGAATTCGTTTACCTCATCGCCCCCCGAACCAACTATGTACATCCGCGTTCCGTCGGGTTTAAAAAATAAACCCTCGGGGATAGATTCTTGGGACGTGACGGAAAACTGCTGCACATAAACATCAGCGTAAGCGTTCAAATTCCACGCCATATTTTGGTCAGCTGCGGTAAGAAGTTTCCCTGTCAACACTACGCATCCCCCACTCTTGCCCCGTATAACGTAGTACTTACTTTCCAAAGCTGGACCACGGTGTAGCCGCTAGTCTGAAGCGTGGGGGCCAAGCCGGCGTTGGTTTTCCATGTAACGCTAGGCCATGTAATGGTGTACGCGCTACCGTCGTCGATCATAAGCGTCATAGACTGCCCGGAAGCAAAAGACGAGGCTGTGGGAGACCGACTGGCGCCCAACGTCCAAAGCTGAATGGTTCCGTTAGCGGGGTTTAGATCAACAGACGCACCGTCAGAAATGGTAAAAACCTCTTCCGTATAGTTGCCGTCAAACACTAGGTCGGTGATGGTTTTACCAGACAAGGTTTGAGTGGCGTCTGTAGCTACAGCTCGCTCCGCAGGGTAGGTCACGAAGACGTCTTTGGAGTTCGAGGCGAAAGATACCGCGGACCCCCCGCTGCTGGACTCTAAGATTGTGTCCCTAGAAAGCGTCGTGCCGCTGGAAGTGTAGGTTCCAATACCTATCTCCCACGTGTTGGCGGTGCCATCGACAATCGCGTAGTAGGTGGTGTTACTGTTTCCGATCACAGAAAAAGATTGATACCCGGCTACGGCCCCAGCCAGCGTCAGCGTGCCAGTTCCAGCCGTAGTCGAGGTTTCTTTGACCCTGTCTTTCAACACCAACGCCATAACCTACCTCACGCGATACGAATGATCGCCGTTGATGCAGCTGCTGCAGGGAACTGAATCTGGAAGTCGCCGGAGCTTACCGTCTGGTCGCCGCCAAAACTCAGAACCGCGCAAGCGGAGTTGGAGTTGTTGGTGTTGTAAATCATCGCCCCGCAAGTGGTGAAAGACGCGCTTGACCACGTAGTATCTGCGAAGTCGGTAATAGCGGTTGTGCCATCAGCTGTCGGGGTGACGTTGGTGAGTGTGTTACCCCCCGCGGTATACCCAGTGCCGCTTGCTTCGTCGCTATTACCGGTGATGTTTGAGTAGTTGGTGCTGGCTGCGCCGTACGTGCCGCTGCCCGCAGAAGCGGACTTCAGCAAGGCGATTTTGAATGTATCGCCAGTTGACGCAGTGAAATCGTGCAGACCTTTGAGCAGTTCAACTTTGAAGCTCGTGGGCATTGCGGTAGTAACAGTGATAGCCATTTCAGCTCTCCAGTAGTTTTACAAGTTCCGGGTGCCCAGCGGCGCGGAATCTATTTGCCAATGTGGTGTGGTTGGACCGCACCGCCTGTTTCATGTAATGCACCAGCACTCCACGGATGTCGTTCTTGAACGCCTCTGCCTGATCTCGGATCACCGGGTGGCAGTTGCCCCCAACCGAAATAATCTTGTTCAGTGCCTGTTCCGCCACTTCTTCTGGGGTAAACCCCCTACCAGACACCAAAGTTGCTTTGATCTCGCCTATTTCGGCCCCGCCAAGTGCGCTAAGCATTACCAATCTTCCTCTTTACTTGTCCGTCTCGGTACGCGTCGCCTCGCAGCTTACCATCACCAACCTGAATAAGCAGCGTAAGGGCTTGCACGTAGAGCTTTTCATACAGCGCCACCAAGGCTTGCTCACCTTGCTGGAATCGGATTGCTTCAACCAAGGCCCCGTTGAGAAGGGCAGAATCAAACTCATCACCCAGCCATGTCGTGCCCGCTGTAACAATGGACTCCGGGTAGTACGAAAAGTGAATCTCAGCGTTGTAGTTCGAGTTTGGCGTCGGGCCAAGGATGAACGTATTCTGGTCAAACACCGCGTAGTGTTTTGGTTTACCGGTGTCACTGGGCCCCGGATAAGCCTCTCGAATGAAGTTTACGTCCTTGTTGAGCAAGTACTCGTAGTCGCCTTCTGCGTCTATTACCGCCAAAGAGTAGACATACAACATGCCTGTGGGCATCGCCAAATACTTATTTCCAGAGGTCAGCGAGCCGGTCTGGTTCTTTCTAAACGCCGGCAAATCCACGGTCGTGTAGATTTTCTGCTCTGCTTGTTGCGTAAACATTGCGAGCTGATCTGCTGTGAACGTCTGTTCGCAGATGTCTTGTATGTTCGCTGTCAGTTCGCTGTAGTTCACGGGTTACCCCTTTACGCCATCGGCCCGCGGGCCATTGTGCCTTTTGTCGCTGCGCCATTACCGCGGGTTTTCACCCCACTGGTTTTCACGTCGACTGACTGGTTCACGGTATCTACCTTGTACGCCGTAGGTACCGCCGGCATTACCACAACTTTCGGAGCCTTCGCATTGGTTTTCATATCCGTGCCTCTTAGGAGATAACGATCTTCACGTAACCTATTGTACCCCCAGCGTGAACTGAACCACTAGGCTGCAGCCGAGCTCGTTCTTGGGGAAACTCATTAAAATCCGGTCTTGGGTCGCGCAACGCTTGTGGGTCGTCTACAGGAAACTCTCCCAGATGCAGCTGCGGTTGGTCTGGGTTCCAGCACTCAGGGCAGGCTTTTACGTGCGTGTCCCTGTTCTTTACGATCAAATTACGAAGGTCTCGCAGCTTGTAAGGGAACCCACACACATCGCACAGGGCAAGCGCTTTTTGACCAGAAGCAAACCGATTGCTCATGGTTACCTCGTGTAGAACATGCGCGGTACGAAGCGAACAGGGGCCTTCTCACGGTCTTCGCCCGCAGCCAGCTCAAACTGGCGCTCGTACTCCGCCTGCAGCATTGGAACCCGCTGCATGAGCTCTGGGGTTTTCTGGGCGATGTAGTACGCCAGCCCTGCCACCAAACACGGCAAGAAGCGGAAGTTTACATCCGGCGTCTGAACCCCACTACCTGCGTCTTGGATTCTTCTCATGCGCCAATACTTCATGATGTAGTAGGGCGCAAGGATGGTTCCCTGATCTGGAACCGGCCACACAGTTACCGTCGGGTTGTCACGGGCACGGTCAATATACAGCTGAATCGGCCGCCCCTGAGTGAGTTTGTTCGGGATAGTGGAGTACGTGGAGACGCTGATTCTTGAAATGTTGAGGTCAGACTGCGTGCTGACGTTGCCAGCCCCGGTACGAATGACGTGCTCAAGAAGGTCGATGGTGTCAGCAGGTAAGGTATATGTTGCTACGCCCTGCCCGAGATTCAGCGTGCCTTCCTCGATGGTCCACATGTTGATGCCGCGGTTTTGCCACTCGATGGTCAGCAGGTTCATAGAGCGACGCGCAGTGCGCAGGTCGTAACCGGAGCGCATTTCTCGGCCGGCACGCTCCCACGCTTCTTCCGCAATCTCGGTGAAGTCTAGATTGAACGCTGTGGTGCCGGACGTTGCCATGCCTATTTCCTCTTCAGCGGCTGCACGCGTTTAGGTGCGCCTGCGGGCTGGCCCAAATTCTTCTTCTGGGCGATCCGCGATTTCTTCTCGGCCGCCGTCATTTCGGAAGCGGTCTTTGGCGTTTTTTCGGAAACGCGTTTGGTCGGTCTGCAGTACGGAGTACCGCGTTTTTCGCCTTCTTGCCGACCACACGCTTTTCCTGTGCGAACGTCCTTCCACTCTTCTTTGAACCAACGCTTCAGCGCCGCGCCTTTCTCAGTCTTCCGAACGGCCATATCAGCCTCCTCGGTTTTTTCTGCACTTGGCGATGGCGCCCGACGCGTAAGCTGACGGGAACACGCGGTACTGGGCCTTCACTTTACGGTAGCAAGCGTCTTTGACGGTGCCACCTTCTTTGAACCCCGGTATTTTGCTGGGGGCCACAGCCCCCATCCCGCGACAGGGCATCATGATTAGACCATCTTGCCTTTGGTGTGGCCCTTCATGCAGCAGCCGTCAGCGCGAGTAACGCCGCCTTTGGCGTAGCCTTTGGTCATGCCGCCACCCATCATTTTCTTGGTGCCACAGGAGCCGCCCATCGCCATTTTCTTCATGGGGCCGGAGCCTTCCATATCCATGCGCTTACGGGGGGACATCATCTTCATATCCATCTTCATTTCTTAGCCCTCTTGGATTTGCGCGTATCGGCGCGGTTGTACTCTTTGGCAACCTCCACCGGTATACCGGCCTTGGCTGCAAACTTCGGGTTATGGGCAGCTGCTGCCATGAACTTGCGCTGACGCTTTGATGTCGACGGCATGACTACCTCAGCAGTTCCAAGCCCGCAGGCTCTTGTTTATGCGGCTGTTCGGGTCGTTGGCCGTTTTAGAGCTGGTGTTCTTGGCTTTCATACCCTTCATGCGTGCGCAGAACGATTTGCGGCGGGCCGCGTCCTTGTCATTCTTCGGGTTGGGCGCGGGTGGCTTCAGGTTCATGCCTTGCGCCTTTGCAGACGCCCGCCCCTTTGCGTTGAGTCCGCCTTTTGGGTCTTTACCTTCTTTGCGAGTCCAAGCTGGTGATTTAGCCACAGAACACCGTCACATTAGTCACTTCAGTTAGTGTCACCACCGCAAAATCAGTTCGATTGTTGCGAGTTGTCAGGATACCCTCTCCCGGAATAGTAACGCTGTCCGAGAAAGCCCCGGAGCCAGCTGGGGTGTCGATCTTAAGCAGTGTCGCACCAGTGGGGCTGTTAAGGTTGAAACTCACAGAGCCAGCGTTAGCAGCGCCCACAAAGTAGAAACTCTTGATGCGCGTACGCGGAAGCGCGAGCGAACCACTTGAACCAATCTTTACGTTGCCCGCTGAAGCACCACTTGCGGTAATGCTGGACACCGAGGTGTAGTAATTGGTTGTTGTGGCCGCCCCGGCGTTGGCGCCTGTCACCACTTCCGTGGTATTGGCCCCAGTCAAATCGCCCACTTTGATCCCGACGACGGTAAACGTAATGCCGCTGTCATTCCCAGCAGACGTAATCGCCAGCTTGTAGCCGGTGCCGTAAGGAGACACGCTCGTAGTAAGCAACGTCAGCGCACCAGCCCCAGCAATCGAAGCGTTTGCGCGCAGAATGTCGTCATCCGGAGCCGGGTTTATAGCCCAAATATCATATTGCATGACTTACTCCTTAATCAGACCTTGCATAACCATTGCTTTTCGAGCTGCAGAGCCAACCGGCGGGAGCTCCACCGGTGCAGCTTGCTGCTCTTGCGTGACCTTTTTGGTCGACTTCTTGGGTTTTTCAGTTTTGACCTCAGTCATAGGTCACCCCTTAGCGAGTTTGCGCCGCCATGATGTAGTCGAGGGTTGTAGCGCGGGTGCCAGAAGCGGAGCCTGAAAGGCTCATGGCTGCTACGGTCAGGTTCTCATCGTCAGGGATGTTGGTGGTGTGCTGAGCAACCACTTTGCCGTTGACGTAGAAAGTCACACTGCCAGTACCATCGACACGGAAAGACAGAACCACGTAGGTGTTATCGGCCAGATCAACGCCGGAGTCTGTGGAAGTCTCAGTGCCATCCTTCTCTGTTTTGCACAGGATAGAGGCGTTGCCATCGTCTACCTGAAACACGATGCGGTCAGCTGCAGTCAGCATGGCTTCCGGGTTGGTAGCGAAGTTTACAGTCAGGCCCACACAGATGTCGGTCTGGTCAGCGTCGTTGCACTTGATGCGGGTGGAGAAGAAAACGCTGCTGTTTGCGTCAACAGAGAACACTTCATTGCCTTGGATTGAGGCGCCGTCATCGTCAGTTGTTGCGGCAGATGTCAGAGCAACCTCGCCACCAACAGTGTCAGCCACGATAGCAACAGAAGCACCGGAGTCTTTCACGACAGTCCAGTCATTGGTGCTGTCGATAGCTACGCTGGTAAAGTCGTCAGCCACAGTAAAAACGGCGAGGTTGATGCCGATGGGCATCTCGCCCATACCGGCAAAGTAGGGGTTTGTGTTTGCGCCAGAATAGAGTAACGGGCCTGAATAATGAGTGCCAGCCATTTTAAAATCCTCACATGCGAGTAGTGCGCTTCAGTCTGCATGTCGTCCGCCCGGTCGGTCTGCAGCGCGTAATGTGTCCGGGGATGCCTCTTTGTAGCAGGTGCGCAGTATGGTGTCAACGCAAAAACAAAAAGGGCCCCGAAGGGCCCTTTCGTAACGACGTAAGTCGTTGATTTGCTTAGGCAGCGCCGGGCGAGCCGAAGATACCAAGCGGGTCAGAAACACCAAAGCTGTAACGCTCGCGTGCCTTGTAACGGGCGTTGCCAGTGTCAAAATCGGCGTCCATGGATGTCTGCATCGGGGTGCGGACGAAGTGCTTCAGGCCGTTCGGAACGTCAGTCATCAGGAACCATGCGTTGTTGTCCGTCAGGTAGTTGTTGACGGTGTGACCGCCGGGGATACTACCCATGGAGCGCATAGCGTTGATGTCGTTGTCCGCGGTTGCCGGGCGCAGTTCAGTTTCGAGCAAACGAGTTGCTACGAACTGCAGCGACGGAGGCACAACCAGCTTACGGGCCTTAGCGGCAATCAGCAGGCCACGTTCGTCAGTCCATGCGGCGATCTGAATGATGGCGGCTTCAAGAGAAGTCTCGTTCAGGTCAGCAGGAGTTGCCGGAGTGTTGCTGTTGGTGCCACCGGAGACCAGCGGGTGGTCAGTGGCGCACAGAGTTTTACCGTCACCGTAAGTCACACCAGAGCCGGCGAACGCATTGTTCAAAACGGCAGCGGCCTTGACCTGCTTGGTGTACGCCATGGCACGAGCCAGTGCTTTGGTGTAGCGGGTAGACAGACTGTCATACAGGTTGTCTTCCACAGCTTCTTCAGTGATGGAGAAGCCCATTGCAATGGTTTCGTGAGTGTAGCGTGCGGTGAACGCTTCTTGTGCGTTGTCGTACGCAATGGCAGCGCCTTCGTTTTTAACCGGGGCGGCACCAAAGCCAGACAGCTTGGTTTCTTCTTCGAAGGAACGCTCAGAGCTTTCGGTCTCGAAAATCTCCGCGTGCTCCTCGCCGTAGCGAGCGTATTCCATGCCAAACAGAGCGTTAAGCCCCGGCAGGAGTTCTTTCAGTAGCTGGGCGCGTGAAATAGCCATGTTCGCCTACTCCTTAAATGCCAGTGTTCACAGACATGCTGTGGAAACCGGGGTTGATTTTAACCAGAACGTCCGGGAACGCATCTGACACGGGGGACACGAAGGCCACAATACGCAGCGCAGCGGGCACAGTGACAACCGTTGCGTCAAGCGCACTGGTTGAATTGCCTGTACGAGTGCTGCCGGTAGAAGTGCTTTGTGCTGCAGCGAAGAACGTGTTGGCGCCAATGGCGGCCTGTGTAGCAGTACCATCGAGCTGGGCTGCGAACAGAACCATGGGGTCATCCACGACAAACGCTTGTACCACACCGGTGGTGCCGGAGGGGTAGTACTGGCTGAAAATCAGCTGGCCCTGAGCGTTGATGTAGCTGCAGCCGACGAATACGCCGAGAGCACCTGTCGCGCTAGTGGAACCAGTCGGCCAGTCGTTGGTAGTTGCATCAGCACCGGTACCGGTGACAATGTTGACGTACCCGTTGGCATTGATGTACACCACGCTTCCGTAGAAGATGTTGGTGTTGTAGCCAGCCGGGTCAATCAGGAACGTAGAGTAGGCCCCTGCGTAGGGCATCCCATCTACGCGCTTAACGGGACGAAGCCCGTACGGTGCGGCAGTTGTAGCCATGATTAACTCCTAAATTAACCTTTACCAAAAGTAACCGTGGTCTTTCTCTCGTTGAAGAGAGGCATCCTCGGGTCGTTTTCTCGCATAAGGTTGTTGTCCACAGCGACCATCTGTGAGCGGTTCTGGTGGGCGTAATAGTCATTACGTTCCTTGACCAGCTCAGTTGGCGCTTTACACAGCAGCAAGCCACCAATCACGATATTGTCCTTGAACCGCTCGTTTTCGATGCTGCTCAGGAAAATCTCAGGGTGGTCTACTGCGCGCACGGGTTCCCAACCTTCACGTAGCTTAGAAGATACATTGATCGCATCAGCTTGGCCTCTGGTACTTACGCGGACCCAATGAAACGAATACCCGGGCTCCGGATTCGGAGTGGGCAGCACTTCTGGGCGGCGCCATGCTTGCTTGCGCGGGGTGCGCTCGCGTTTTTCCAGTTCTCGGTCTAGTCTGTTATCGGCCATTATGATCTCCTCAATAGCGCAACCTGTTTGGCGTAGTCTGCAAGGGATACTCCCATTCGTTTAGCAAGCGCAATCTGTGTTTCGCTTAATTTGACCTTGATAGGGCCAGTGCTCCGCGTAGCGGGTGCCACCACAGTTGACGCTTTCTTTACTTTCTTGGGCTCCGGTGCATCATCAACATCTTCATCGAAGTTCTCTGGGAACAACTGTCGCATACGAGAATTTACTTTCTCGTAGTATTCGTCTGACTGAGGGTTTACACCCTCTTTAACCAGTTTGCTATGGTAGCCAAGTGCCGCCGCAGTCATCTCGTCGTCACTGCCAAACCACGGATTGTCGTTTCTCCAAGCCTCTGCCTTCAAATCCCGCGGAGGTTGGGCGGGCTGAGTAGGTGCTTTTTGCTGTTGTACATTAACAGGTTGAGATTGTAAAGTCTCCGTATCCTGTTGATCCGCTCGTGGTTTCAGGTTATTCACCTTGTCCAAGCGAATCTGCGCGTTGTTCAAGCCCTCTTGTGCCGCGATGATGGCGTCCGTATCACCCGCCTCGTACGCTTCCTTGTACTTCTGCTTGGCGGCCTGCAGCTCGATCTGAACCTGCTTTTTGGCGGACTCCAACAGCGCGTTGTGGCCCTTATCCACTGAACCTTTGAGCTTCTGGTTCTCTTCAATAAGAGTTTTGGCGTACCGCTCAAGTTCTTCGCGCTCACGCAGAGCCTGTTCTTTGGCACGGCGCTCGTCGTGGTAGCCCTTGCTGAAGTGCTGCAGGCGCTTCTTGACCTTGTCGGAGTAGTTTTCCAGCTCTTCGTCGGTTACTTCATCCGGCGGAGCGGAGGGTTTTTTGTTTCGATCAGCCGGCGGCGTGTCGTCAACAACCTCGATCTCGACATCATCCACCTTCAGTGTCTTTTTCTTCTTACCAATGGTTTCTCTACCGACGGCATCTTCTACCTCGATCCGCAGGTCTTCTTCCTCTTGTTCTATCTCCACAACCGCCGCGGCTTTCTTATCGGGGTCCGGAAACTCAAACTCAACTTGTTGCATCGCCATGGTTTATTCCTCATGCACGAGAGATGGCTCTCGGGTTTGGCACAATTGCTTGGATGGAGTCGTCGTTCATCAACCGGTACTCCTGCGTACCAATCTTGAATCTCGTCCCCGTATTGGCTCGGAACATCACGTAGTCCCCCGGCTTACACCACGGGCCTTCAGAGAACCGCTCTTTGTCTTTGTAGGCTTGGTCCCCCATGTCGAGAACCAGCCCGATGGTAGAAAGGATGTACTCCTCGCGCACCGTCTTTTCCGCTTTCAACAGCATCGACTCGCCGAAAGTCTCTTCGACGTTCGGTAGTGCAATGAGAACGTGGTACCCGGTGGGTTTGGGGATCGCTGCCTCAAGGGCGGCTTTTTCTTTCTCCTCTTGCTCTATCTTCTTGCGTCGCTGCAGTTCCAACTCTTTCATCGCTGCGGTTTTTTCAGTCATCTTCTTGGTCCATAAAGTTTTTCGCAAGGTCTTGTACTTCCTGTCTGGCACGGGTTAGACCTCGAATCATCCCGCACGCTTCTCTGTATGCCTCGAAGGTTTTTGCCCCTCCAGACATTACAAACGCTTCTTGGTCTCGCTGAGCCAAGAGAAGTTTTTCTTCCAGCACGTCAAAGACGGTTTTTGCCACGATCACTCCCTCTTATCTTGTTTCGTAAGGTCCATGATTGCCTTTGCCTCGGCCAAGTCCTGACTGGCGTTAGCTTGGTCTGTCATTGCTGCGATACGAGCGGCTTCCAGAGTCGAGGTGGCCTGTGCTTTCTGGGCATCCAGCGTCAGTCTTGCCGCGGCAAGCTGAGTATCCGCTTGGTCTTTCTGGGCTTTGCGCTGCTGTTCTGCAACTTTGATCTGCAGTTCTTGCATCTGCATCTGCATGATCGGGTCTTGGGCCTGTTGGGCGGCGGCCTGCTGAGCAGCCTGCGCCTGTTTCTGCTGTGTGTTCTGCTGCGCAGCTTCCGCAATCATGCTCGCCAACTTCACTTCCAGCTCTTCAGGCAGCTCGGCGTTGGGTGCCGGCAGCGGCGCTCCCAGTGCGTTCTCCACCTGCTGTCGGTACGCAAACGCGATGTGTTCCGCAATGTGCGCCATCAGTGCGCCCATGATCTGCTGGGCGGCGGGGTTCTGCCCGATAAACGCGGCAATCTGCGGGTCTTGCATGAATGACTGGTGCGTGGCGATGTGCGCGTCGTGGTCTTGGTGGATAAACGCCTTGATCGGCTTGCCCACCAGCGCGTTCATGTTCTCGCTCACGGGGTCCGTAGGCTTGATGTCGTCCTTTGTCGGTATGAGCTTGTCCGCGTTCTTGATCCCCAACACCTCGATCATCTGGCGATGCAGCTGCGGCAGGTCGTAAATCTGGGGCGCTGTCTGGGACATCTGCAGTACCGCTTGGTACTGCACCACGCGCTGGGCCATTGTGCTGGAGTTCGGGTCGCTCACCGGGATGACGTCGACCACTTCGTAGTCGGTGCGCTTTGCCCGGGGCTCCCCTCGGTCCGGCAGGTATGTGTATTCGTCCGGAGCGTACTCGGCAATGATCGCCTTGAGCAGCTTGAACTCCTGCTTCATCGCGTAGTGCACGCGTGACTGCACTGCAGCCATGGGTTTCAACGTGCGTTCAAGCAGCGCAAGCGTCGTTCCGACTGGCGCATTAGCGCTCATGTCGGAGATGTTCATGTCGGAGATCGCCCCCAGACGTCGACCTTCCTCGGTGATCCGGTTCAGCAGCGCGAGCAGTGTCTGGCTCGGCTCTTTGTAGGGCAGAGGCATGATATTGTCGCGGATTGACCCGCTCGGGACGTCTACATCGCGGAATTCGCCCGGAGGAATCGGCGTATCGTCCCCTTTTATGCGCAAACCACGAGTTTTCAGGCCACCCGGCAGGTTTGACAGCGTGCCGGCGTCCACCAGCTGACGAATCAGCGAAGTTCCGGCCTTGGCATAGCCACCAATGATGTGAATCAGGCCCAAACCATAGAATCCGAAGCCCGGGACGTACACGTAGTGCACAAAATGCTGCCTTTTCAGCATCAGAGGGTCGTCTGGGTTCCAATTTCGACGGATCGAGAGCACTTTATTGTTGCCGCGCTCGATAGTGACGACGTAAGGCTTGGCAATTTGAGGAGAATCGTCGTCTTCGGCGTCAATTCCGTCGATAACGAGCTCTGCGTGTATCTCATAAATGGTATATCTGTCGTCATCTGTCAGAGAATATCCACCTTCTTCGGCTTTTTTCTCCTCGATGTCGGTGTGGTACGGCACTGGATCGCCCAGTGAGACGTTTGCGTAGAAGCCCGCGGCCTGCAGCTTCACCATTTCGTTCTTGGTTTTACGCATTACGTGCGTTACTCGCTCGGCGCTCTCGATATTTGAGGCACCGTACGGCACGATGACGTCTTCCGGCGGTATGAAAATCGCTACCTGCCGTCCGATGTTGGGGTCAAAATACACTTTCTTGAACGCAGAGCCCGCCAAACCGAGGGTGTAGAGCATCCTTTCATGCTCTGGGCGGTACTCGATCATCACATCGGTCAGCTCGTAGTTCATGTCCACTTGGACACGCAGTGCGGCGTCTTCTTTCTCCCGCGTAACTTCCCCGATGATCTTGGTTCTGACCGGGCCTGCGGCCGGGAATGTCTCACTCATGGCTTCGGCTTGGAATCGTATCGCCGCTTCTGCCAGCACGGTTGAGTACACACCACACGCGCCTTCCCACGGATCAGTGCGCTCGTCGTACTTGAAGCCCAGCACCTCAAGACCCTTGACGAATGTATCCGCCCAGTCCTTTCGGCTGTTGATGTCTGCCTGCACATAACCAACCAAGTCGTTGGCGAGGGTCAGCAGTGTGCTGTCGTCGAGGTATTCGGCGAGGTTTGCGTCAAACGGAGCCATCTCAACGTCTTCTTCAACTTCGCCAAACGTAATCTCGACTCCACCGTCGTCCAGCTCAACGAGGCCCACCGCTGGCGAATCAAGCTCAAGCTCAATCTCAAGCTCTTGCTCCGGCAAGCCCTGCGGCATTTCATACAAGCTGCGTTCAATCGCCATTTTCTTGGCCCTCAATAATATCCGTTTCTGCGCCGGAACATTCTCGGCTCGTCTTTATGGTCGGTGGACAGCTGCACAAACCCGCCCTGCCTGAATCTTGTCAACGCCATGATCGTGGTGTCCACGGTGTCGTCGTGGTCACCATACGGGAACTCTGCCACTTCTTCAACCAACTGCTCCGCCCAGCGCGTCTGAGGCACCCAGACCAGCCCTTCTCTGATCATGTCAGTCACTGCGTTCAGGCGCATGTACTTGTTGTTCGGGTTGTTTATAGTCCCGCGGTGGGGGGTGTACTCTCCCACCGGCACGCCCATGCGGCGAAGTTCTTGATACAGCGCCGTTCCGCTGGACTTCTTCTCGACGAGGCAGCTGTCAGGCTCCCAGTAAGTATACTCTTCAAGCACCCGCTCTTTCAGCTGGTGGAACTCCATGCGGGCACGCACTGAGTTGAGCAGGATGATGTTGTGCAGCCCGGTCTCTTCGTTCAGGAACACGCCCCACGTAGTGATCGAGGTGTAGTCTGAGCGGTTGTTGAGTTCTGCCGCGGCGTCGATGCACTGGATCAGGTACTCGCACTGTGGGGGTTCTTCTTCAGGCCATGTGCGCCACCACTCCCGCTTACAGATAGAGCTTGTGTCCCCGGTCGGGTTCTGCTGGTACTGGGCGTTCCACTGGTACGCCGGCATTGTCGAGCGGGTGCGGCGCAGCGCCTCAAGGTCGAAGAACTCAGGCCACAGCGCCTTCTCCTTGTCGGTGTTCTCGTTGAGGATGGCGGGAAACTCCACAACTTCGTACTGGTCTACCCCCTCATCCTTTGACATGTCGGTGATCAGCTTTCCTATCAGGTCCGACTTGTGCCAGCGGGTGGCGACCACCACCACGCGTCCACCGGGCATCAGACGAGTGCGGGCACCGATCAAGAACCACTTGTACGCCGTCTCCAGCGAGTCGAAGTTGCCCGCCAGCATGTCTTGTTCTGAGTGCGGGTCGTCGACAATCAGCAGATCAGCACCTCGCCCGGCCAGTGATGAGCCCACACCGGTGGCGTAGAACACGCCTCCTTTATTAGTGTTCCAGCGGCCGGCGCTCTTTGAGTCCACTGCAAGACTCACTCCGGGGAAGATTTTCTGGTACTCGGGGGTATCAAACAGGTTACGCACCTTTCGACCGAAATCCACAGCCAAATCGGCTGTGTGAGACACCAGCATCACCTGCTTGTTGGGGTTACGGCCCAAGAACCACGCCGCAAAGAAGATGGACGTCATCTGACTCTTCCCGTGTCTTGGTGCAATCGACACCGTCACACGGTCTTTTTCTCCACTCTCGCAGTCCATAAGAAGAGAGGCGAGACGCCGGTGGTGTGCACCGACCTTGTACCCTTCCTGCATCGCTTTGCAAAACTCGATCAGATCGTCTCGGCACTTGCGGGCAAACTCACGCTCTTCCAGCACCTGCGTAATCTGCAGCAGCTCCTCGGCCTCTTCGTTATCCAAGTGCTCAATGTTCTCCAGCAGGAAGTCCAGCTCTTCTTCGCTGAACTGCACGGGCTCTTTTGCCACGATCAAGCCGTCGAGGCTGCGCACGTTACTTGATGTAGTCTTCAATCCCCAGCTCCTGCATCGCTTCATCCAACTGGAAACTTTCCGCCTCTACCTTCGGGACATCATTGAACTCGACTGCTTCAAACACGCCTTCGTGGTTCTGCACCATCGTCGTGGTGCTTTCTCGCAGCTTCTGCAACTTCTCTTTGAGCTTGCTCTTCAGATCATCGCTGCTCTGGTGGGTTATCAGCACCTCACTGCGTTCTGTGAACAGCGCGACATCCGACATCTTGCCCAACATCTCAATGGCTTTTATGCGTATCCGGGCATCGGGGTTTTCCGATTCAATGATCAATTTGTTGACGACAAGGTTGCGTATGGATTTTGAGCTCTCGGCGATCTCGTGTCCAAACTCGTCTAAAATTGTTTTAACAAGAGCCACTGTGGCAGGAGCGAGGCTGGACGCACGTTTGTGGGTTGTTGCTTTGGAGGTCGCTGCGGGGTCTTTGGCAAAGGACTTTGCCAGATCGTTGGCTTCAGCAATGTCATCGTCGTTTATGTCGAAATCGTAGCCAACTTCGGCCAGTAGATCGAGCGTAGCTGCTGCAGCACTGATTCTTTCGCGCAGGTCAATGTTCTGCGCTTCGTCTGTCATAGGGACCGCACGGTCTGCGTTCAAAATCATCACCGTCATGGTTGCAAGCCTGTAAATGGCCGATTCCTCTAGTCTGCGCTGGATATACCCGGCCTGTCAATGCGTTGGGCCGCTTCGCGGTTGTGGTATGCACTGGGTGGTAATTCATGTTTCGGGCCGCTTCGCGGTTGTGGTATGCACTGGGTGGTAATTCATGTTTTCGGGTCCCCTTGACGGGGTGGGTTGCTATGCCGAGAGGGGTGGGGTCTGCGCCGGCCGATTTGTACGGAAAGGGGGAGGGGGTATAAGGTGTCAAGTGTCTTTCTTTATGACGGGAATTTTGCGGAGTATTGGACCGCTAACTTGACGGGCTTGTTTTGCAATTTCGTAGAAATGGAAACGCTGAAAAGCGGGAATTCCGTGGAACCGGAAATCGTTTGACTGGATTAGTTTGATGTACGCGAGCCGTAACTTCGCTGCAAAAGCGGGGGGTGCCGGGTGGGTGGGGTCGCCATGCGCCGGATTCGCTGGATTGACCGGGGCTGGCGCTGCCGGATTCGCTGGATTGACCGGGGCCGGCTTTACTCAAATTTGAGTAAATCAATGTAAAACAAGTTGACACAATGAAAAGATGTGCTATTATGTTCACAAGTCGGGCAATTCCTGCCCGACATTCCCCCGGCAATCCCGCCGGGATCAACTAAAGGTGACGTATGCAAAAATCAATCGGTTTTACAATCAACAAAGAAGTCGCGACCCTTATCAGAGAGGGAGCAAGCAAAGCTAAGAGCGCGACAGCGCTCAAGAAAAAAGCGGCGGAAGAATTGGCAGCGCAAGGCGCACGGGGCGACTGGTTCTCAAAGGCTGGCGTTGATGCCGGACATATCAGCAAGGACACTCTACAAGGTGTCCAAGGACTTATTGCGTCCGGCTTGCTGGACAAGGCGGAATTTGCCCTGTGGTCAATGGATAGCAAAGCGGCAAAGGCAAACAATTTGCAAGACGCCCGCAATGCGTTGACCTCAGAGGTCAACAAGTACCTTGCAAGTTTCCGAGCCATGATCGAAACGGCATGGCGCAAACTGAATCCGGAAGCGGCAAAAGCGGAAAGCGAGGCGGACAAGGAACAATCCGACAAGGAAGAAAAGGGAGAACCGGTCAAAATGGGCGATGTTCGCAAGGTATTGCGAGCCCTGATTTTGGAAGTGGCTGGCATGGATGTCGCGAATCGCGACAAGATACTGGAACACTTGAATGCCGCCGAAGCGGCAATGACTTGGTAAACCAATCCACCAAGCCGCCCGGATTGGCCGGGCGGCACACTTAGGAGCAAAAAAGAATGGTAGTTTCCCCAACTGGACACATATTCAAAATGCCGGAAAGGCCACTTATTACGGTGGATGTCCCAGCGAATTCTTACCGGCTCGCAATGCTTGGCGAATACGCTGATGCCTTTGGATTGGTTTTCGATTACTCGAACTTGAGTATTTCCGAAGTGTTTTGGGATGATGATCTTAATCTGTTCGGCATTTTGGAGACACCGAAAGGTGACGCCATTTACCCACTGATTCCCGAGTATTGGGGAGCCGACCTTGGCAGGCTTGTTGAGGCTGTCAAGAATAATATCAGGCTTGAAGTCTAACCCGCCAAGCCCGGTTCGCCGGGCTTTTTGACACCAGTAGTTGAAGTTAGTAGTAGATACCAGTAGTGAGCAGCAGGCAGCAGGCAGCAGGCAGCGGTCGGCTCGTTTAAAACAAGTAAAAACAAGAAAGCGGCCTGTTTACTCAAATTTGAGTAAAAGTAGGGAAGTAGGAAGTATGTGACCTCGGTGTTTTCAAAACGCGAGCTAAACTTCTCATAGCTTAAAAATGAAAAGTAGGGAAGTAGGAAGTATGTAAACAACTTAGGTCTAAACAACTAGGATAAATCGTTTTACAGTAATAATTCGTTCAAAGGTATGCAAAGTATGTGGAGGTATTTTTCGCACTTCGCTGCAGCCCAGTAAAATCAAGGGAGGTAGGGAAGTAGGTAAGTAGGTCGAAAAACATTACTTAGAGCCAACGGGAGCGGGATTTTTGCAGTTTGCGGTTAAGAAGCAGCAAAAATGCTAAATTAGACCCTACGAACCCTAATAAAAGTTAAAAATCCATACTTACATACTATACCTACTTCCCGCGCCGTTACTGGGTTTCAGGAAATACCTCAAAAATACCTTGCCTACTTTCCCCCTCTGATTTGACGGGATGCCGAAAAACGCCCCACAAACACTGTAAAACGATTTATTCTAGTTTTTTCAGAAAACGCACTCGCATACCTTTATACTTCGCTACCTCCCTTGATTTTGCTGGGCCGTGCCGTTCAAACTTGACATTTATCCTATAAACTGTTATACTGTACACGTACAGATGAGAGAGCTACGCAAGCATCAAACCACCACGACAAACCGAATACCTAACCATCAACCCAAACCGATAAACCCCTTACTCAGATTTGAGTAAAAATAAGCAAAGGAGCACGACATGATCCAGACCACCCTGACCCTCACACCACGCCCCGTGCTGGAGTTCGTTCACGCTGACACGTGCCTTCCCGATTACTGGAGCGGCCATCACCTGCCCCACGTGCAGATACTCGCCTTCAAGGGCATGACGCTCAAACAGATCAAGGACGCACTGCGCTACGAGCTTCGCAACGGCTACATCGGCGGTAACTGTGACGCTGCCCGTCTGCTGTCCGCAGACCTTGTGCAGCCGCATGAAGAAAAGCTGGCCGATGCCCTGACCCGTGCCGCATACGCTGCCGTGAACAGAATCAAGCCCGCCAAGAAGGGCCAGCGCACATTCTTCAATGATTTGGACGACCCGTGCGACGACCACGACTACAGCGTGTATGCGTACTTCGTCCTGCGCGACCTGCACCAGTAAATACTCAAATCTGAGTAAAGGAGAACCGCATGAACTGCGCCTGCAACGCACCGATCCACCCGCGCCGTGCGGCGCTGGGCTACACAACGTGCCTCACCTGCGGCGAACAGCAAGCCCGGCAGCGCAAGCACACAGTAATTCCCCTGCACAAGCAGGGTTATATGGCCTTCAGCGGCGACGACGCGCTGGATGCGGTTAAGCAGATCAATCCAAGGAGAACGACATGAACTGCACGATATGCGGCAAGAAGATCACCCTTGTGCCTAGTGCCAAGGAGAGAGCCGACAAGTACGGCGGCAAGCCATCCGACTACACCAAGCTGTTCACGGAGCACGCCCAGTGCGTGCTCGACAAACGCGAAACCGAAACCACTGCACTGATGAGGAAGACAACGCCGAGGTGACGCCATGAGAACCAGAATCCATGTGAACCAGCACAACATCCGTGCGAACACCAAGGGCGCGAACCTGCCGGTGCTGACCGTCAAGACATACAAGGACAACACCACGTGCAACGAGGTGATCATCCACGGCCCCAGCCGAGTGGTGTACAGCCCGGACAAGCCGCTGTCCTGCGGCGCTCGCGTGTGGATCGAAACAGAAGCAGAAGTAGAAGTACCACAACAACCAGTAAATACTCAGATTTGAGTAAAGGAGCACGACATGAGTAGACAATTCTGTGTAGTAACCGGCAATCCAATCGACGGGCTTTTCATTACTGGGCCGTTCGAGTCCCAAGACGAAGCGGTTGAGTGGGCGACACATGAGCAACAAGACCAAGAGTGGTGGATTACGGCGCTTCAGTCACCGGAGTGGGTGCAGCCCGAGCGGGCCGAGTGGTCAGAGGAAGAAGTGCGGGCAATGTGTCAAGAGATGGGCTTGGAGCTGGGCGAGGACGAAGCAGAAGTACCGGAGGACGAAGAATGAAGAACAACGCACTACTTATAACCTTTGCGCTAGTAACCCTAGTGCTGGCGTGGAAGTTTGGCGACAACAAGCCAGACACATCCGAGCAACAACTGCACTGCGAAATGGTGCAGATATGGAATGAGACGGGCGGCGAGTACGGCTGGCCGGACTACAACAACACAGCGGGCAGCTGCCCGAAGGAGGACTGAGATGGGTTACCGCAGCGACGTGGGGTTAGGGATTATCTTCCCCGATGAAAACAAGCTCAAAGAATTTTGCCGAAAGGTAGTGGCTTTCCAGCCGGAGACCGTGCGGTTGGCTTTGGAAGAATACTGCCGACCGTTATCACACATAACCGAAGGATTAATCATTGCGTCATTCGAGGATGTGAAGTGGTATCCGAGTTACGACATAGTGCAAGGCCATGAGACCCTGCAAATTCTTGCCAGAGAACACGGTGCAGCCACAGCGTTCGTGCGCGTTGGCGAAGAACTTAACGACACCGAACGGGACATACTGGAACCAATTAACAGCTCGGAGATGGAGATCGGCGAGTTGAGTGCGCTCATGGACGTTCTTTACGAAAACTTTTATCTGACCGTGCGAGCCGATTACCCCATGAGTGGGAAACCCCTTGCATTCGACGACCAACCACAGGAGCAGCAACCATGACACGACAAGTACCCAACACCAGCGCCCGGCAGTACGTGCTCACCTGCCAAGAGTTCAAAGGCTCACGTAACACCTACGCCACAGGCGGGCACAGCGTCATCGGACGCCGGGTGAAACACTTCTACGTCGTTTACAGCTACGGCTACTGGCCGATGTTCGTGTGCGACACACGCACCGACACATGGTTCGTCAACTCGGACAAGTACAGCCGCACCACGAGCAAACATCAGGGGCAATGCTGGCCCCACGGCAAGAACTGTGCCCCACTGCCGACCAACGAGCTGGAACGACTGCTCAACTCAGCGCGGAGTAACTTGTAAAAACAAGTAAAGTTATGTATAATTTACTCAAATCTGAGTAAGGACGCCCACATGAAGTTCGACGGCAACGGCAGAGGCTACGGCGACGGCTACGGCGACGGCAACGGCAACGGCTACGGCAACGGCAACGGCAACGGCTACGGCAGAGGCAACGGCTACGGCTACAGCTACGGCCACGGCAACGGCGACGGCGACGGCGACGGCTACGGCGACGACAGAGGCGACGGCGACGGCTACGGCGACGGCTACGGCTACGGCAACGGCAACGGCCACGGCACTGCCCTGACCACCACAGACGGCGACGGCTGGGTGATACACATACTGACTGCACCTGCAGTAAGGACGCCCACATGAAGTTTAACGGCTACGGCAGCGGCAGCGGCTACGGCAACGGCAACGGCCACGGCGACGGCGACGGCGACGGCTACGGCCACGGCGACGGCGACGGCAGAGGCTACGGCTACGGCGACGGCGACGGCTACGGCTACGGCAACGACTACGGCCACGGCCACGGCGACGGCAGAGGCTACGGCTACGGCCACGGCACTTCCCTGACCACCACAGACGGCGACGGCTGGGTGATACACATACTGACGGCACCTGCAGTAAGGACGCTCACATGAAGTTCGACGGCTACGGCTACGGCAGAGGCAACGGCAACGGCTTCGGCTACGGCTACGGCCACGGCTACGGCTACGGCTACGGCAACGGCAGAGGCTACGGCAACGGCTACGGCAACGGCTACGGTGACGGCAACGGCAGAGGCTACGGCTACGGCTACGGCTACGGCGAAGGCTACGGCAACGGCAACGGCAACGGCAGAGGCAACGGCAGAGGCAACGGCCACGGCACTGCCCTGACCACCACAGACGGCGACGGCTGGGTGATACACATACTGACTGCACCTGCAGTAAGGACGCCCACATGAAGTTTAACGGCTACGGCTACGGCTACGGCAACGGCAACGGCAACGGCTACGGCTACGGCTACGGCGACGGCAGAGGCTACGGCAACGGCTACGGCTACAGCAACGGCGACGGCGACGGCTACGGCAGAGGCAACGGCTACGGCGAAGGCTACGGCAACGGCCACGGCACCGCACTGACCACCACAGACGGCGACGGCTGGGTGATACACATACTGACAACCGCCGCAATAGCGGCACAACAACCGCCGCAATAGCGGCACAACAACCGCCGCAATAGCGGCACAACAACCGCCGCAATAGCGGCTAACTAGGAGAAAGGCAATGTTCAAACCGACACACATCGTAGTAGTGGAAAGCGGCTGGGTTTTTGCAGCGGTACTGGATGGCAACACGCAAGGGGACATTCGTTCCAGCGAATGTGCGGTAATCCGCACGTGGGGCACCACTAACGGGCTGGGTGAACTCGCGCTCAAAGGCCCGACCAGCAGTACCGTGCTAGACCGCTGCAACATCACGTACATCCCTAAGTCCAAGGTGTTGTTCACCATGGAATGCGCCCCGGTGGTGTGGATCAAGTGATCCGCACCCCGACTAAAATCAACCCGGCTTACTCAAATCTGAGTAAACCCAACCAAGGAGCTAAACCATGTACGACCTGACAAATCTGAACGACGACTACCCCGAGCTGCCTGCGTTGAACTTCTCGCAGGCTCCGAAGATCGCTGTGCCTTCTATCTCTGGCAGTGCCATGCTGGTGGAGCTGTCAATCCGCAACTGGGCGGGGCGCAAGCTGGACAAAAGCGCAAGCCAGAAGGTGACCATCGACAACCGTGCCTCCACGGGCGTCGCCAACGTCAACAAGAAGCTGTTGGGTGACTGCGCCGAATTGAGTGCGGTGCTCAAGTTTGCGGCGAACGTGCGTAACTCTCACTACGCCATGACAATGCCGTGGTCTGACACGGGGCTGCGCCTGCTGCCCACCAGCCAGTACTTCAAGTACAACGAGCAGATGATCGCGCTCAAGGCCGAGTATTTCCGACTGGTCGAGGAGTTCCTGTCCTCTTACGGCTGGGAGATTACCCAAGCACAGGTCAAGCTGGGCGATCTGTTCAACCCCGACGAGTACCCCTCAGCGGCGTCACTGCAGAGCAAGTTCGGGTTCGGGTTCACTTACATCCCGCTGCCCGAAGCGGGTGACTGGCGCATTGACATTGAGTCCGATGCCAAGCAAGAACTGGCACAGCACTACCAGTCCTACTACCGCCGGCAGCTCGAAGCGGCGATGGCAGACGTTAACCAGCGGGCGTATGACGTGTTGATTCGAATGTCCGAGAGATTGGACTACGAGGACAACGAGACCAAGAAAGTGTTCCGCGACTCTCTGGTGACTAACGTGCTGGAGATCGCAGACCTCATGGACGCCTGCAACCTGACGAGTGACCCAGCCATGAAGGGTAACGCCCAGACGCTGCGCGATCTGCTGCGCGGCATCGACGCCGACGATCTGCGTGAGGATCACAGGCTGCGCCGCGCCACCAAGAAAGCCGTGGACGAGGTGATTGCCACACTGCCCAGCCTCGGGTTCTGACCCACAAAATACTCAGATTTGAGTAAATCGACACCATGCGCCACATTCCGTGGCGCTCAACTAGGAGCAACACCATGCAA